GGATTTTTTGGTTTGGACTAGTTTTCTTTTCTATCTTTGCGGTGAGTTCAGTAAAAGCTGAAATAGATCAAGGCGAAATATTTCAAGAACATAGGCGTCAATGTTTTCGTTTAGTCAAAGATAATTGGCCTACAAAAATAGTCTATAAGGCTGTAGAACGAGTCAATAGAAGTTACTCACGTGATCTTGCAGTGAGATGTTGGATTTGTGAACCTGCCTTCACTGCATCTGTCTATGAAGTAAGATACATCGAAGGCAGGAAAGCATACGTTACTTGCACCGTTCGAGACGGTGAAGAACCAAAGCTAGATCGTTACAATGATCAGAACAGCTTTAAGCCGCCTGGATAGTTTCGATCTCACAGCGCTTTTCTTTATTGAGTTTTACTACTTTCCCTGCACGGAGAACATTACCACGGACAGTAAATTCTTTAATGTCAGTAATTTTAACTTCGCACGTAGTTTCAATAGCCCAGTTATTTCCGCGCTTGTCAGTAACATATAAAGTGTTATCATATACGCGAAGAATTGGTTCGAGTGATCTCGTAGGCAAGACATCAGCATGTACAAATGTTGGTGAGAGTAGTAGAATAGCTACTATTAGCTTTTTCATGGAATTGCTCCTTTCGTCGTCGCGACGATATTTCATTACTGTTACAGAATTGTTACAGTTATATTAATATATATACAAAATTTACATTAAGGTCTTTGTAACATTTACATTAAGGTCTTTGTAAAAATTACATAAATAATTTCGTCGATACCGGGGACACGGGTCGACACACCTCTACGCAGAATGATCTGGTAGAGTATAACAACAACCTTGCTAAATATTAGGAGGCCGTTATGGTATCTAAAGCATTTTCTTTTCCACGTTCACACTTCATCGGGTTCGACCACATTTGGAATGATATCGCTCGTCTTTCAGAAATGTCTGACAATAAGCTTTATCCTCCACACAATGTAGTCAAGCAAGATGAAACACATTTCTCAGTTGAGCTTGCACTTGCAGGCTATTCCAAAGAAGATCTCACTGTAGAGGTCAAAGATGGAATCCTCGTGGTAACTGGTGGCAAAAATGAAGAAGCGGAACGTGAGTATCTTCACCGTGGTATTTCTGCAAAGAAATTCACGCGTACTTTCAGATTGTCCGAACATGTTGTTGTAGATGGAGCTGACTTCAAAGATGGATTACTCGTTATCGACCTAAGAGTTGAGATCCCCGAAGAGAAGCGTCCTCGCACTGTCCAAATTGGTAAATCCAAAGGCAAAAAGCAACTATTAACAGAGGACTAAAATGAAAAACTTGGCAGTCGTTGCCTTGTGTTTTCTTTCAACCTTTGCAAGCGCTACAGAGATCGAAGAAGTCGTCGTGAAAGCGAGACAAGTTCGTATCGTATTAGTGAAACTTTCTGAGAACCATGTGCAGAATCCAATCACTAAAAATTGGCGCTATGTCGAAGAAAAGAAAGAAGACAAAGGTAATAAGGCATAAAATCAGGGCGCTACGGCGCCCTTTTCTAGGAGATACAAATGGATATTTTAGGAATCGGAGCAGTAATGATGATTGCTCCTATCGCTATAGGTATTACTCTAATTGTTTCGTATGAGGCTACAAAGAATATTGGTAATGAAATTACTAAAGAATGAATGGCTGTATGTAAGCACAAGAAGATGCGGTACTAATACACTCTATGCTTTATTACCAGGAGAGCGTAGTGCACATTATCATATAGTACCAAAAGAAAGATTAGCGCCAATACACTGGACAGTTGTTAGAAATCCGTATGATAGAGCAGTTAGTATTTGGAAACATGCTCTTAGTAGTCATCAAAATACCCTCAGACAAATTTGTTACAATTCTCAACCATCTTTTGAATTGTTTATTGAAAAAGCTTTGATGTCAAACAATCATGATTTTTGGTGTCAAGCTAGATGGCTGAGTACGGGCATAGTTGATAAAATTATACACATAGAAAATTTAGTCGAAGGTGTATTCGAATTGACTGGATTGAGAATTAATGATAATTTTAGAGCTAATAAATCTGAAAGAAATAAGTGGGAAACATATATGAATCCCACTATAATTTCTCTTATTAATGAATGGGCCGATGAAGATTTTAAATATGGATATACTAGACTTCTTCCATCCGACTCATCAGACGCTCAGCGCGATTAGTCACTTGGCGATACCAAAGTGAATCACGACCTTCGACTGCAGCTTTCTTCCAATCATGGTCAAGAATAGCAGCATTGAAGTTTTTAAATTTTGAAAGGCGAGTACGACCCATGTTAAACATCATATTAACCAAGATCTGCTGGACTTCGTCTGGTAGGTCGTTAAAGTTCCCTTTGCCGTATAGAGCGTCACACTCTCCGATGGCAAGGTCAAGGTCGTTTTCGAAACACTCCTTAACTCTTTCTTCCGAGATTCCAGTACCAACTGGCTCTCCGAACTCCGGGTCACTTTCGAGGACAAGGTGACCAACTCCAAACGTGGGGTAACCGAGGTGATCGTTGTAGATGACATATTCTACTCCTTCGTCGATCTTAAGTTGTTCGTATACAGCTTCGCGATTCATTTACTTTTCCTATATTTTGTGGTAGAATGGTTAACATGATGACAGATTTCTATACTAACGTTTCGCAGTACGGTAACCATCTGTACGTTCGTGGTTTTAATGAGGATGGCTCGCGAATGCAGCGTCGGTTCGTATATGAACCTTACCTCTTTGTACCATCAACTACAGCAACTGGTTACACAGACATTCACGGTAATCATGTGCAAAAGAAGATGTTCGATAACATCAGACATGCACGTGATTTCATTAAGAAATACGAGGAGGTCGAAGGATTCAATGTCTACGGCCTCGATCGATATCCGTATGTATTTATATACGATACCTTTCGAAACCAAGAAGTTGACACAAGCAAGATCAACGTAGTCAACATTGATATCGAGGTGGCATCAGACGATGGCTTCCCCGAACCAGAAGACGCTGACAAAGAAATCACAGCGATTGCCATTCGTCGACGTAATATGACAGTTGTACTCGGCTGTGGTGACTTCAAGTCAAACGACGAGAATGTGTACTACATCAAGTGCAAACACGAGTATCACTTACTACACAAGTTTCTCGATGTGTGGCAAAACATGGATCCCGATGTTATCACTGGTTGGAATACAGAGTTCTTCGATATTCCATACCTCGTCAATCGTATCACTAAAATACACAGCGAAGAGATGGCACAACGCCTTTCACCGTGGGGTATCATTAAAGAAAAGCGAGTGTTCCGTCAAGGTAGTGACAAGCAATCACAGACATTTCAAATCTTCGGTGTGTCAAGCCTAGACTATCTCGCCATCTACAAGAAGTTTAGATTACAACCTCGTGAATCATATCGCCTCGACTTCATTGCTGAGACGGAACTCGGTACGAAGAAGATTGACTACAGTGAGTATGGTAATTTGCACGAGTTGTACAAGAACAACTTCCAAAAGTTTATCGAATACAACATTCGTGACACAGACCTCATCTTCGACTTAGAAGAAAAACTTGGCTTCATCGAACAGATCTATGCGATTGCATACGATGCGAAGGTCAACTACAATGACACTCTCGCCACTGTTGGTATTTGGGATGTTATCATCCACAATTATTTGATGGAACAAAACAAAGTCGTGTCGATGAAACGTCCACCTAAATCTGATCGTATGATCGAAGGTGGTTACGTCAAAGAACCTATCGTTGGCATGCACAAGTGGGTAATGTCATTCGACCTCAACTCACTGTATCCACACCTCATTCAGCAGTACAACATCTCGCCTGATACTGTGCTCAATAAGACAGACGACCTCTTTGAAATTACTGCGAAGGCGAATGTTGATACAGTACTCAATGAAGAACTCAACCTCGATGCACTCAAAGACTATGATGTAACGATGACACCGAATGGCAAGATCTATCGCAAAGACTATCAAGGTTTTTTGCCTGCCCTCATGGCTAAGATGTATGATGATCGTGTGTTGTACAAGAAGAAGATGTTCGAAGCGAAGATAGCAAATCAAAAGAATCCATCGCGTGAACTCGAGATTGACATCAGTCGATATCACAATCTACAACACGCCAAAAAGATTCAGCTGAACGCAGCTTATGGTGCACTCGCCAACAAATACTTCCGATGGTTTGACAACGAGAATGCCGAAGCCATCACGATGGCTGGTCAGTTGTCCATTCGATGGATCGAGAAGAAACTCAATGCATGGTTGAACAAGATACTCGAGACCAAAGGTCGAGACTATGTAGTTGCAATCGATACCGATTCAGTGTATGTCTCATTCGACAAAATGGTCGAGCTGACTCAACCGAAAGATCCAGTCGAGTTTCTTGACAAAGTTGCAAAGCAACAAGTCGAAGCGTTCATCGATAAGTCATATCAAGAACTTGCTGACTACACAAATGCATACGCGCAGAAGATGATCATGAAACGTGAGAACATCGCTGACAAGGCAATATGGACTGCCAAGAAGCGGTACATCATGAATGTGTATGACTCCGAAGGTGTACGCTACGACGAGCCTGATCTCAAGATGATGGGCATCGAAGCTATTCGATCGTCAACTCCTGCGGTGTGTCGTGAGTACATTAAGAAAACACTCGAACTCATCATGTCTACTGACGAGACCACTGTACAAAAATATATCGCAGACATTCGTCAAGAATTTAGAACACTCAGCTTCGAGCAGGTTGCATTCCCTCGATCATGTAACTTCATCAAGTGGGAAACTAATCACAAAACTGGTCAGCGATATCCTGGTACATACGCTGATAGCAATACTATTTACAAAAAAGCTACACCGATTCAAGTCAAAGGTGGTCTATTGTACAATCACTACTTGCATAAATATAACCTAACTAAAAAATACGAAGAGGTTAAAAGCGGTGAGAAGATCAAGTTCAGTTACTTGGTCAAGCCGAATCCATTCAGAGACACTGTGATCTCATGTCCTGATGTACTACCACACGAATTTGGCCTTGAGCAGTACATCGACTATGACACACAGTTTGTCAAAGGCTACCTCGACCCGATCGAAATCATCTTGCATGCAATCGGTTGGAAGTCGGAGAAGATTGCCACACTTGAGGACTTTTTTGCATGATTCATTTCGGTATTAC